GGCCCAATCTGGCCCGCCTGTGGCCGGATTCTGCCGCTTCCTCCGCCCGGTTGGCGTCAGAGAGCAAGGATTGGAGCCGATCCCGCTTCTCGACCGCGCCGGCAGCAGCCTTTTGTGCGTCCTCGAGCTGATTCATGCCTTTCGACATTTCCGGAACCCAGGACAAGTCGCTGAGCCTCGCCTTGGCCTCTTCCAGACGCTCTCCGCAGACCTTCTCCTCGGCCCTAGCCTGTCGAACTTGCGAAGCCAACCACGATGCCGATCGGTCGATCACCGACAAATCCACGATCCGGTTCAACTCACGGGCCAGCTCGCCGCCCGTCAAGCTGAACCAGAACGGCGGGTCGTGCTGGCCCTGGAAATTCTCCGGACCGAGGTTCAGCAGGTTGTCGATCTCTTCGGGCACGTCCGTGCCCACGGCGTTCAACGGGGTGCCGTCGATCTTGTAGGTGTTCTGCTTCTTGTTGCGCCGGCGGATGATGCTCTTCCCGTCAACCCGGACTCCGGCTTGGCAGACAGATTCGCCGTGCCGGACAAAGCCGGTGCCCAGCGGCCGGTTGAACGCCACCCAACGGATCGACCGCAGGATGGACGACTTACCGGCATCGCTGGGACCGGTGATCGCGGTGATGCCCGGCGACAGTTCGACGTCGAGCTTGCCGTGGCGCTGAAAGTTCTTCAACCGGAGGCGTTCAATCATTCGACCCCAAGCTCCTTCTTCATCAAATCGAGAAGCCAAAGGGCATCCGCCTCATTGTCGTCCTCGGGATTCCAGCCCCGCTCCTTGGCCGCTTCAATCATCATGTCCTTGCTGGCGTTGCCCTTGCCCGTCGCATGCATCTTGATCTCGCGGGAATGCCGCATCGCCGTCTCGATGCCGTGCTCGGCTGCCCATGCCTGCAAGATGCCGACCATCCCGGCCAGCACCTCGGTAGCTGCCCCGCCTCGGAGGTGCGGCTGCTCGTAGACAACCAGATCGAACGGAGCATCCTTGAACACCCGGCTCAACCACCCCTGGAACTTGAGGAACCGCATGCCGCTCGACTCGCCCCTCGACAAGGAGAAGTCCTGAACTCCAGACGGTCCGGTGCTGTGTGCCCATCCGGTCCAGGTTGACAAGTCGAGTGCGAGAATCCGGGTGCTCATCAATCCCACCTTCCTACGAGTGACTTCATTCCCATCGACGACACCAGCTTGTTCCAACCGCTCTCCGTGACCCGGTCGCGTTTCAGATCGAACGGGCCGCATCCTTGGGCCGGCAGTTCCACCAGCTTCAAGTTGCGTTCGATCAGCTCGTGGTTGTCGATGATGTCCCGGTACTTCTTCGACTCCGTGTTCAAGTTGCCAGAAATGTACTTCGCCGCCGTCTTCTCGCCGATTCCCTTCACCCCCGGCACCTCGTCGCTGTTGCATCCGGCGATGGCTTTCACCATCGACCACATCGACGGGCCTATTCCATGCTTGGCCCGGAAGACGTTCTCGTTCACCACCTGCTTGGTCACGGGGGACCAGATGATCACCCGGTCGCCGTCGAGAAGTTGAAGCAAATCGTGGTCGCTGCTGACGACCGCGAAATCAGCACCATAGTTCACATAATGCTTGACCAGCCAAGCAATCACGTCGTCGGCCTCGTATCCCTCTTGCCAGAAGATGTTCTGAAATCCCGCTTGCGGAAGATGGCGGGTTCTCAGCCGATAGATCTGCCGGCGGAGATCGCGGCGAGCCTCCAGCTCGATCTCGCCGGCCTCGCGGCGTCGCTGCTGCCTCATTTTCTTGTACTTGGGATAGATCCTTCTGCGAAAATCGCAGCCGCCGTCGAAACAGAATGCAAATGTATTGGAACCGAACCGGTCGCCCAGTTGAATGATATCCCTCAGAACGCCATAAAGCACCCCGGTCCCGTCGCCTTCATAAGACAGATCGCCGGTCGTGTGAAACGCCCGGTGGGCCAAGTTGCTGACGTCGACGGCTATTACCAGTTCATTCATAGCGAGACTTCCGTTTGACCGCCGTGGCTTCCTCGACGCCCTTCCATGTTTCGCCAACTAGCTCCGCCAGATCTTCTTCCAGCCCCTTTTCCTCGATCTGCCGGATCAGCTTCTCCCGCTGCAGTTCCATCGCAGGGCCGATGCCCGTGGCCTTGATGATGCCCTTCTTGTTCTTCGCCCAGATGCCCTCGGCCAGCAAGTAATCCACGTTGCATCCGACATCGTCGATGCCGTGGCTGTGGTAGATCGGCACCTCGACGTCTCCCATTCTTCCGGTGATGTGGTTCTTCTTCACCTTCACCCTCGAGCGGATGCCGAGCTGCCGCTTGATGCCCCGGAACTCCCGCTGGAGCATGCCAGCATGGTACGACCAGAGTTGAGCAACCGCGTAGAACTTCAGGGCACGCCCACCGCTGTAGCTGTCCCGCTCGAACATGCTGAACGAGTCGCGGCTCTGGTTGACCACGATCAGCAAGCTGTTCATCCGGGCAAGTGGTCCCATGAACTGGCGGAGGTTGGCCGAGTGGCTCTTGGCCTTGCCGTCCGAGTAGTCGCCGTCCGACACCTGCACCTTCTTGCCGCGGGCCTTGGCCTTCTGCTTGTCGAACTTCGTCGATTCCCGCTCGCTGCTGAGGCTGTCCTGGCTGTCGAGGATGTAGATGAACGGCCTGCCGTCCTCGACGGCGTCGTCCAGGTGATAGTAGAATTCCTCGGTCGTCTGGCTGAACACGGGCTCGCCGTCTGCAACCCGGGGTGGCTCGATGCGGTCGGCACACCGCTGGCCGAAGTAGCGGCTGATGTCCATCAGCGACTTCACTTCCGTGTTGTCGTAGATCAACCGGTGCTCGTCGAACGCCGGGTTGATGCTGGCCTCGGCCATCGTCGTGTGCATGAACCACGACTTTCCCGAGTCCGAGTCACCGACGAACAAGAAATAGTGACCTGCAACCCACCCACCTTCCGGCCGTCCTGTCATGCTCAGATTCAGCAAGGTGCAGCCGGTAGACAGCAAGTTGCTTTTCGACAAGCCCTTCCCCTTCTTCGGCTCTCGCTTTGTCGTCATGGCTCGTTTCAATTCTTCGATGCTTGTGGACATGATGAAAAACCCGGCTCGGGCCGTTTCGCCAATTCGTGCCCGTAGTTTTGTTGGAAGCCGGGCCAGAAGGAGACCTCAACTACTCAACAATCACTCATCATCAGTCGTCCCAGTCGTCCCAATCATCGTCGTCGTCCTCGTCTTCTTCCTTGGACTCGGACTTGGGCTTGGCCTTCGATCGGGATTTCTTCGGCGGCTCCTCGTCGTCCTCGTCGTCGTCTTCTTTCTTGGGCTTGGGCTTGGCCTTCGATCGGGATTTCTTCGGCGGCTCCTCGTCGTCCTCGTCGTCCCAATCATCATCGTCGTCATCATTATCGACCGGCTTTGGCTTTGACTTCGACTTCTTCGGCTTGGTGACTTCGTCAGCCCCGACCGACCGGATCGTGTCGCCGTCTTCGTTTTCCAGAGTGAGCGACGTGCCGTCCCTGCTGATCCGAACGATCTCGCAAACACCCTCGTCGCCATATTCGACCTGGTCGCCCTCTTCCAAACTGTAATCAGCAGCACGTGGGTATTCTTCCAATCGTTTCTTCGCAGCAGCTTTCTTCTCGTCAGCATCATCGTCTTCGCTGGATTTCGCCTTGGATTTTCGCCGACGAGCCGGCTTGTCTTCATCGTCAGCATCCTCATCCTCGTCGACATCATCCGTCTGGAGAAACAACCTCTTGAGCTTCTCGTACGGAGTGGCAACCAGCAGACTGTCCAGGTCGGGTTGATCTTCCACGATTTCAGCGTCGTACTGAGTCTTGCGGTCGCGGAACTCGATGTCGGTGGGTTCGCACCACTTGCCTCGGTCCGATTGCTCAAAATGAACCCGGACCGTCTGGCCAGTTTCCGGATCAGCAAAGTATTCGTATTCGTCCTCCTCGTCACCCGAACGAATCTTTGCATCGAGCTGCTTGCCGAACAAGTGATGGCTGTATTCCCAGATGAACTTTTCGTCCGGATGGGCCAAATCGACGGGCAGCCAGAGCTGTCGTTCCTTCGGGGCAAGTTCTTTCAGCAGCTGCTCGTCTGCATCAGGATTGCGGGCTTCCTTTGCCCTGAATTCGCACACGGGGCAGGGCTGCTTGAACGTTTTCGCGGCACACAGATGCCAATCACCGTTCGGTCCGATGTCCCGGTGAATCCAAAACGTCCGCTCGTACGCCAATTCGCCCTTCTCGAAGAACGGATTTCCGGTGTCTTCGTCGCATCCCGTTTTGACTTCATAGCACATGAAATCAAAACGATACTTGCCGGGTTTCACCTGAAAGAACCTGTACCCATCCGGCATCCGAAGATAGTTGCTTCCACCCCCGGTGTCATGGGTTTCAACCCGCCGGCGGGCCGAAGCCCGCTTACGTTCTTTT